GTCTGTGTACTTAATTGCAAGTTGTTTTAGACCATGCCCTCCAGGAACTTCATCAAGTACATAGTGCATAAGCATAGTGTCTTCGTATCTAGTAATCTTGAGATCGAAGTGAAACTCTATCATTGGAATATCAAACTTGGAGTTATGAAACACCATTCTTTTAGTGTCGAAAAGTTCTTGTAGTTTCTTTTCTACATCTTCATCAACACAGTCAGAATTGATGTAACATCCTGCATCTTCTGAACAAGAAAGGCTGATACCCAGAACATACCCGTCACGGGGGTATAAAGCTGTAGTCTCTGTGTCTATTGCAACATACTCTCCTGGAGCATCTATACACATTTGCACATACTCTAAGGCTCTTTGAGAATCTTCTATACCTTCAAACTTATCATCGTTTATCTCTGCTTTTTTCTTGTCTCCAGAGATGTAAGCTAGAATATTTGTTTTTGCATCTTCCCACACCTTTTTACTTTCAGGCTTGAATAAAAGCATAGCAGGATTAATTGTAGGCAAAAATTTATCGTCTACGATAGTGCCTGCATATTGCATTACCTGAGTAACTTTAGTATAGTATTTAAGAGGCTCAGAACCGACAAGTATAACCCAATCATACTGGTCAGGATCAAACTCTATATCAACATCTTTCTTCAATACTTTTGCTACAGAAGTAGAGCATAGCTTGAACTCATCAAATTCAAACTCATTATCAAAAAGTCTGATATAGTCATTTTTACTAGGTTTAGCTTCTATCAAAGCTATTTTAGCCATATAATTTTCTCCTTAGTCCTTGTACCTGAGCCTCATTAAATTCTGCAGGGTCACCGTTTTTTAGTTTAATTGTTCTCACTGGAAAGTCTTCTGCCAGTTTCTTTATCTGTTCTGCTGCATCTTGCCCTGCGTCATCGGCATCAAACAGTATGTCCATTCCTTGAGCACCACTTATCTTTAAGTGATTTAATTTTTCTTTTGTAAAGTTTTTTGCTCCAAAACAACATACAGCATTTTCTAATCCTTTATCATGTAAGTTTAGCATATCAAATATTCCCTCTACTAAAATTACTTTTCCTTGTACTGGTTTTACTTGAGGAAAAAGAGGAAGCTTTGCTCCCGAGGGCCAAAACATATACTTACTATTTAGAGTACCAGAGTCATCTCTGCCTTGAAAAGATACTATTCTACCAGAGGCATCTTTTATAGGAAATACTATTCTTCCTAGGAAATGTGATGCGTGATGTTTAAAAGCTCCAAACTTTACATATGTTTCTGGTTTGATTCCCCGCCATCCACCCGCATAGGGCATTGCATCTTCGGGAACTGATAGTCCTATACTTGATGCTCTTAGCGAGGATATGAGTCTTAGTAATCCTTCTCTTTTTATTCCTACTTGACTAACACTTACATCAAAGTGTTTGAATATATTTCCTTTGAAGTTGCAGGCAAAACAATTAAACATTCCCATGTATCTATCTACCCTAAGACTAGGATTGGTATCGTCATGGTCAGGATTTAAACATTTTATAACTACATCTTTACCTGATACTTTATAAGGTATATCTTTTGCTACTAATAATTCTTCAACTGGTGTCATGTTAATTGCCATAGCATGGCTGCCATGAAGTAGTATCCTACAACAGTTAGCAGCCCTTTTCTTATCTGAGGAAACTCCTCCATAAGATATTCTCCGGTAAACTTAAAATAGAACAGACTAAAAAAGATGAGTGTCCACCCAACGTCTGCAATAAGTATGCTTGTCTCTCTCATTTTCCAATATATTTTATATCCTCATTAGGGATAACTTGGTACGCACCTTTGTTGTACGCTATAGCCACCGTGTATTTTTCTGACTTTTCTCTCTCGATACGCGGAGTCTGAGCCGTAGAAGGTGGGGCTGATGGGTACTCTGGCCGGATAGTATGTGCCATAGGAGGCGGCGGAGACCATGTAGAACGGGAAAGGTCCTCCCTTTTCATCTGGTAGGTCGATTTCCCCTTTCTTCCAATAGACTTTTTCTTGCGCCCCGAAACGCTGTGATTCAAAGAACCCTGGATTATCATGGTCACTCCTTATATTTGTTCTAAGTATTATACTACAATTCCACAGAGTTGTCAAGTTCTTTTTTCTCCTCAGGTAGTTCATCGGGCTTTACTACTTCTGTGGGCTTATTAAGTCTTACTATATCATCTTCTTCGCAGTAAGAGCCCATTTGAGATTCCAAAATTATTAGTTTAGTTTTACCCGGATTGGAAAGTTTATGCACTACTCCCACAGGCACAGTCACTGTATCTCCTTCTAATATTATTTTCTTCTCACCACCTATCTTTGCTTTACCGGCTCCATGTAGAACAGTCCATATTTCTTTTCTATGAAGATGGTACTGTAAACTTATAGATTTGCCAGGCTCTATAGTAATGGTTTTAATTTTGTACATATGAGAAGATGCAGAGTAAAAACCAAAACCTTGACCAATAACTTGATATTGGCCCCAAGGTCTAACAACTACCTGTCCTAAATGATGGTCACTCATATATCATAGGGATCTTCATCTGATTCCTCCTCCGTCTGTATTCTTCCTGTCTCTGGGCCTATCTTTAGAGTAGCCCAATCCATTGTTGAAGTAAAGTCAGTTTCTTCACCATTCCTCATCTTTACACATTTGAAAGTGATTGCATTGTCTTCTTTTTGATGTGCATCTAAAGCAAATGCAGTATCTGCGGCATCGAGAATACCTTTTGCAAATCTAGCTTCTCCTGTAGAATCAGTTTGGTAAGGGGCAAAGAACATTGTCTCATACTCTTGGGCATATGTCTTTAACTTCTTACTAATCTCTATCTGTTCTGTCCAATCATATTGACCAGAACGACTTGGTGCATTGTGGCGACGAACTTGGTTGAGATAGTCAACTATCACGATACCAATGTCTTGACGACTAACCCTCTTATCGAGTTCGCTTTGAATTTTTGAGAGAGTGAGGGACGGATCGTAAATAACGTCTAACTGTCTCTCCTTGTTAAGTTCATTCTTTACTAGTTTCCTATGAAACTCGTCAAAATCACGATTGAGTTCATACTCTCTCAGTAATTCATGACCACCTTCAAAACGTCCAGCCCACCAACCTGCTACTAAATTCCATTCTTCAGTATTCATTTTCTTATCACGAATATTTGTAAATGGTACTCTTGTAGCTATGGAACACATTCTTTGTAGAATGGAACGGCTATCCATTTCGATAGTAAAGTAGATGGCACTTCTACCACCCTCATAAACATTAACTGCAAGATTACAGGAAGTCAAGGACTTACCTGAACCTCTTCGTCCACCAACCAACACCAAGTCTTTCGGTGAAAACTTGACTGTTGCGTCGTAATCTGTATTGAGCCCTAAAGGTAAATACTTCGCTCGTGCTTCATCATCTTCAAAGAGAGTAATTGTTTGCATACTCTCTGAAGGTGGCGTTACATCAACCTTATCACTTACATTTAGAACTATTTCTTGTAATTGTTCTATGTTTTCTTCTGCACTCGCCATTGTAATTGTTTTATCGACATACTTGTCTAACTCGTCTAGTATTTCTACTTGTGTGAACTCATTCTTTAAATAATCTAGTAGCATGTAAGCATCAACTTCCACTTCTACAGATTCAATGGCTGAGATTTTCTCTAGGACTTTCTTATCTCTTTGTCCTGTTTTGAGTTCTTCGAGTGTTGGGAGAGATTGGTAAACATCAACGTGCTTTTCCAAGACGGCATGAATCCCTCGGTACTCAGTAGGTAGATAAATATCTTTTAACTGAGACCAAGTATCTAGGTCTTGTTGGACAATAAGTTGTTTTAGTAAAGCACTTGCAATATTCATAAATCTCTCTCAAAAAAAGGGGTGGATTGCCCACCCCTGCTAAATATTGCTAGTTAGCCTATTTCTTTTCTAGCTGCACCATTGTAATCAGCACATTGTAGACCTCTTCTGGTCAACATTGTTTTAACGCCTCTTACAGTTTTGCCGATGTCATCAGCAATCTCTTGTACAGTCATTCCTGAAATATCAAGGTCAGCTAAAACGTCAGCTTTGCTTGAACCTTTAGTTTCTTTCTGCTTAGGAATAGCGCCGATGTCACCACTTCTAAGTAATGAAAGAGCTTTACCTCTGATTGAGTTAACGCTTTTGCCAAGAGCTTCTGCGATTTCCTCAACAAAAGAACCACCGTTAACCATGTCAACAAATGTTCCTTCCTCTTCAGGAGTGTAAGTTCTAACACTTTCTACTTTAGGAGCTGGTTTAACATGCTCAGTTAATTCCATAGAAAGAATTTTACCTTGAATAGACTTAGCACTGAAGTGTCCGCCTTCAAAGTTTGATGCAATTTCTGCATATGTGTATGAACCAGAATTGTCTTGCACAAAATTTGCAAGTGTTGCTTCTTGTTCATCTGAGAAAGACTTAGAAGCTGAAGCAGAAGCTAGTTCTACATCAAATCCCATCTTTCTTAGTTTAGAAGATACTGATCTTGTTGAAGTTTCAAGTTCGTCAGCAGCTTCAGCAACTACTGCCTGTGATACAGGGCTTTGGTCACCGATGAAGTCCACTAGTTGCTGTGTTCTTTCATCTGTCCACTTTGGTAATGCCATATTAATTTTCCTCTATTAATTGCTTTATGTTATTATAAATTTTTATACCCATTTCTTGGGCTTTATTAGTTTTTGCTGATTCTATACCACTTTCGTTTACTAGAATCGTCACGTTCTTTGTGAGTGATGCCTTTGTCTCATATCCATACTTTTGTAAAACTTTTTCTGCCGCCGCTTTGGTTGGGTAGCTCTTAAGTTTACCTGTTATACAAACTACGCCCTTGTGGGGAACATAGTCGACTTCTGCTATTTCACAAGTAAAACTGAAAGGCAACTCATAGTATTCGTTTGAATGAAATTCATTTACTAACCAATCTACTAGATTCGACGCCGCTTTAGGCCCAAGACCACTATCTATACACGTTGTGTAGGTTATCTCTGAAATGTTCGAGACCTTCTTGGTCAATTTATTAGAAGCGCTTCGGCCTATCAGCGGTATCGAAAAAGCTGGAAGGAGTGTAGTTAAGTCTGCTGATTTAG